GGTACCACCAGGAATCGAACCGGGGACACAAGGATTTTCAGTCCTTTGCTCTACCAACTGAGCTATGGCACCATACTCTTTACAGATGATTTCTCATTTGCGGGTGCAAAGGTAGTAATAAAAATCGGTTCCACCAAATTTTTCGGTGAAAAAGTTTTCAAAAAAGATAAAAAAGTGCTTTTTTATTTGGTTTTATGCAATTTTTGGTGTACCTTTGCACCGTCTTTATGACCATAGGTGCCAAAACATCGGGATTTAGCGCAGTTGGTAGCGCACGTCGTTCGGGACGATGAGGTCGCTGGTTCGAGTCCAGTAATCCCGACGAAAAGTCGTCAGATGTGCCATAAACACTGAGGTTTCGCCTTAGTCGGCACCAAAGTGGTCGGTACAATGTCGGTTTCACACCTTTATATACATTATTAATAATAAGCTGTATCTGAGAAAAATTAAAGATATGGCTAAAAAAAATTATGCTCCAAATTCGAATGACACTGTACTTAGCAGTGTCATTGGCTGGAAACCTCCAGTTTTTCATCAGAAATCTGAATGTTATATCTCCTTCATGGCGTTTGATCCTCAGCTCAACCGCATGAGGAAGAAGAAAATCATGCTTGACCATATCAAGGGCAAGCGTAATCAGCGTGTCTATGCCGACCAGATTATGAAGCGCCTCACCGAGAAGCTCATGGCTGGCTGGAACCCATGGATTGAGGCTCTGCAGCCACTGGAATATACGAAGTGGGAAGATGTACTCGAGAAATATAAGGCTTATCTCGTCAAGATGTGCAACGAGGGTAGCATGCGTGAGGAGACTTATGTTGACTATAGCAGTCGTGTCAGAATCCTGGAGAGATGGAAGAAGGAGAAAAACATAGTCCTTAACTTCTCCTATCAATGGGACCAAAGCAATGTGAGCAAGTTCCTGGACTATATATTCATCGACAGAAACAACACAGTTCTGACCCGCAACAACTATCTTGCCTGGACTAAGAGTTTTTCCACCTACCTGCTGGCTCGCGGCTATATCCCTAAAAATCCAACTGAAGGACTGGGACGCATCAAGAACAGACAGAAAAAAAACAGAGATGTCATACCGGATTGTACCATGCAGCTCATCAGAGATTACCTACAGGAGCACAACAAGCACTATCTGCTGGCTTGTGAAATCATCCACTATCTCTTCATCCGCCCTCGTGAGATGTCCTATCTCAGAATCTGCGATATCCATGTCAAGACTCAGACAATAAGCCTGCATGGTGAGAACACGAAGAACGGAAATGATGCAGTAATCACCCTGCCGACTCATGTCATCAAGCTGATGATGGAACTCAACATCTTCTCACACCCAGGGCAGGACTACCTCTTCTCTGACGGGTTCTGTCCAGGACCTGAAAGAAAGAACGAGAAAATGTTCAGAGACTACTGGACTCGAGTTCTGAGGAAGGAACTGAAGCTCTCACCTCGCTTCAAGTTCTACAGCTTGAAAGACACAGGCATCACCAATATGCTGCGGGCCAATGCCGATGTCTTGTCGGTCAGAGACCAGGCGAGACACTCATCCATCCTCATTACTGACATCTATACGCCTAAGGACATACAGAAGGCGAATGAGTATATCAAGAACTATCAGGGAATCCTATAATATAATAAGGTGGAGGGCTGACTGCTCCCCACCTTATATATATATTATGATAGCATATAGAAATAGCCTGTGTAAACTGGCTCGATTGCATCGTCCTTGACCTCCATCTCTATCTTCTCACACACGAATCTCTTGTTGCGGATGATGTATATCTTGGATGGATCAGGTATGTCATCTGACTTGAACTTTACTTCCATGCAGTTTTTATTGTCTATTTTGAGACCGCTAGCATGTAAGGTTCCCAGACTGGTTGTACCAAATTCGCTCTTCATGCAGAGCGACAACGAGAAATAGATATCCTCGAAATGGGCGATGCCGAGTCTGAATCCATCATTGATACGATAGTCGGTCAGGAACTGTGGCCATCTTGACTTTTCCCCAACCCAAGATAGTTTTGTGGTTGAACCATCGGTAGATTGTACCCTTCCTGGAAGAATGAAGAAAATATTCATGCATTCCTGCTCGTCTTCTGAGTTGTCGAGTGCTGACTCATCATCGAGCGCATCCTGTACGGAAGTATAACTATAGCCATCGTCGTCAACATCGTACTCCTTGGAATCTGATTCCTTATCATTAGGCATTGACAGAAGGCACCGTCTCTCGTAATACTTGTCTTCCAGCAACCCCGACTTGAAATTGATATTCTCTACTACTTGAGCTGCGGGTGAAATGTTCAGATCTATAAAATCATCTGAAGAGCTGTCCCTGATAAGTGGTGACCAGATGCCAACAGGTTTCCAGCTTTTGTTATCATTTTCATCTACCATATATACATAGTAATTGCCAAAATTCTCTATGATAGTCTGTCGTTTTTGCTTTTCAGACCATGACAGCGTTGTTGAAGCAAACTGTTTGTTTGCCCCCATTAACTCTTTGCTATGAACAATCTCAAAATTATCGAAAACTTTTTTCGAGATAACTTCATAATTGTCTCTATTAGCAGAATTGCCCAGATTGTATTCCAGGTTTGCCGTAGATGAAGTAGAGAAGGAGCCATCTTCATCGTAGTCCGTACTGTATTCGTCCATAGGTTCAATCTCTATAGAATCAGCTGTTGTCAGTTCTGAAGCATTGATAACTGAGCAGGTCTTCAGAATATCATCAAAAATGATAGTGGCATTGAAGAGTTTCCGGAATTCCTCAATAAATGTATAGCTAGACCAATGAGGAAGCGCCTTGCATAGTTCACGCGTCTTGTAGGCTGAAGCTATATACAGAAGGTTCCATGGCTTACAGTCTAAGTCGTTGCGCTTGAGAGTATATCCTTCGTACTCCACCACCTTGCGGAAGATATGCATCAGGTTGGGCTGAACTGCCAGGTTCATGATAAATGGTGCATTGTAGCCGATGAACTGCTTCGTTTTATCAACTCCGACGAAATTGGCAATCATATCGTTCGTTTCGTCACGAACAGGTACGAAGCACCATTTTCCTTCCACTCCAAGGAACTTCGACTTATCTTCATCAAGTCTGTAGATGTCATTGATCTTTTGAAGGTTTTTAAATCCCTGAGACCAGCCCTTATCAACTGTATAACCAGGCTTGTCTGCGATGCCTAGGTCTAGCTCATCGATGTAGTGCTTGGTCAACTTCTCGTTGAACTTGATGCGTGACTTGCCTCCAACTATCTGCAATTTCACTTCATTTTGGTTCACCGAGAGTATGGTACCGACACCGCTCATGATGATGCGGCTATCAACATATAGCTTGCAATCATCGTATTTTGCGATGTTTTTTGCAACCTCGAACCGGGAGACATTTTTGAATATTTCCCGGTTGGCCAAGATGTCCATGGGGAATGTGATATCATAGGTATATTCACCATCATCGGTGACATACTGGTTAGCGTATGTCACCTTGATGGATGATGTGGATATCGGGTATGCCCGATGGCCATTGATAATACATGTAATCATAGGCTACTTGTTGTCTAATATCTTCTGATAATCTTTGAGGCGTCGGTAGATGCCTCTGCGACCTGCAATAGGCAGCTCCACGTCGATGCCATCCTCTAGCGTCTGATTGAGTCTGCTCACTGCTGAGTTGACTCCGTCCAGAGACTGGCGCACCTCTGTGTTGTCGTTGCTGACGTTGACAACAGGAGCGACAACGGAGGCGTTACCGCCTGCTCCGAGTGCCCTGCTGATATCCTCAGCGGTCAGAGATCCAACGGTGTTGGCGCGCTGCGCTCTATCTATGAGGTCGAATGCAGGTCTGATAGACGAGTTGTTGACCGCTCTATGGTTGGCAACGAACTCACCTTCGTGAACCACTCCTGCCTCCTTGCGATAGCGGTTGCCTCCGGTGTAACCACCCTCGTAGTACCCTGCTGCCTCTGCCTGATGCTGCTTCTTGATAGCAGCAAGCTGTATCATACCTGCAGCTGTGGCCATACCTGCTGCAATAGGAGCTAATGTCCAACCTATTGTTGGTATAGCGGCAGCAGATGCATAGGCATTGATAGCAGACATTGCTGTAGATGCTATCGCCTGCGCAATTTCTATCTTCATGGCTTTTTTGTTAGCCTTTGACTTCGCAGCGGCCAGTTCTTTGTCTCTCTTCTCCTCCAACTTTTTCTTTTTCTTCGAGTTGTTTCCAGCTGCAGCAATCTGCTTCTCGTAGTTCTTGGAGATCTTCGCCTGCTCGAGGTCTGAGCATGCCTGAGCATATGACGATGACGCAGATAGAATACTGTTGATACCATTGTAAACAACTGCTGTCTTTTCAACCAGGTCATTGAGGTAATCAGAGGTGATCTGCGCTTTCGCCTGCATGTATGCAGCATGGTTCTGCTTGTCGTTTCCATACAATTCCTTCAGTTTCTCCATGGTGTTCTGATAGTTATCAAGTTGTGAGGAGAAGTATCCACCCAGAGTTGCATTGCTGGTCTGCTGGGACTCACCTGCAGCAGCTCTGGCGCTATTGACCATCTCAGAAGACTTATTGTTGATTTTTATCTGAGCGCTACCTGCTCCATGGTCATCAGCATCTATCTGCGCTCTTTGGGCAGCGAACTGCTTGGTTATCTCCAACTTCATCTGCTGATATTCCTCCTCCTTGATCAATCCCTGCTTGTAGAGATTGTCAAGGCCATTGAGGTACATGGTCTCCTGTGCCTGCAAGTCTTGCTTACCGAACTGCTGACGCAACTCCTTCAGCTGGTTCTGGTATGCCTCCTGCATCTGCAGCTGGTGGTCAAGTGATGCCTGCTCCATCTCAGCCTTCAGATCCAGCCATTCCTCGCTGCCCTCATTGTAGAGTGCCAGGCGCTTTTGCATGGCATCTGCATCATTCTGATAGATGGCTTCATCGAGAGCTATGTCATTCTGATAGATAGCTGAGTTGGCATCATTGTATTGAGCCTTGATGCTAGCCTCCTTCTGTAGGCGCTCACGCTCAATGCTCTGCTCATTCATCTTCAGTATGGCAGCATCATGCTGCTTGACGACAGTGACCTGGTTGTCAAGTAACTGCTTATACTCATTGCTCTCTGCTCCATAGAGTTGCTTCAGCTTAGCAAAGCCCTTAATCTGGATGTTCTGTCGGTCATCGAGGAACTGCTGATAGGTTATCTTGCCTTCTGCATAGGCTTTGGCGTTGTTAGCCATCAACTCGTTGGTCTCAGCCTTGATGCTATCGGCAGCCTGCTTCTGCTTGCGCTTGGCTTCTGCCTCACGCTTGCGAGCTTCTGCAGCTGCAGTCTTCTCAGCCTTGGCCCTAGCCTTGCGCTCCTTATCTGAAGCTTGATGAGTACCGGTTGTTCTCTGCTGCTTAATGATGGTACCATCATTGCCCTTGCCATTGTAGCCATTGTTTCTCCAAGGCTCCGGATCATTGATTTCGAAGTGCTGGGACTCCAGCTCATTAATCTTGGCCATGAGTTTCTGCTGATACTGTTTTTCTCGCTCGATATCCTGAAGAAGCAGGTCCTTGTGTTCGGCTACGAAGTTTAGTTTCTGGGTCTTGCCACCTGCAAATGGGTTGAGGCGATCCCAAAATCGCTTCCAGTAGCCTCGATTGTCGTTATCTCCCTCTCCTAACAGGTCTTCTGCCTCAGCCTGCTTAGCTATAGACTCAGCCAGCTTCTTCTGCAAGCCATCGATGACGATCTTCTTCTTCATCATGTCGATGTACGCCTGAATCTGCCTTGTTGCCTGACCTGTGCGAACAGCCTCTTCAGTAATGTTGCCCAGGTGCTGACTCATCAGCTTGCCGTTGAGTTCCTCCAGTGCAGCCTTTCGATCGGACTCGGCACTGGTATTTGACTGGATAGCAGATACCAGGCGTATGATGGATGCCTCCTCTTCTGCTGTCTGCTTGTTGGCATCTGTCACGGCATCATTGTAGTCACGCTGCGCCTGCTCTGCGGTGCTCGTCTCTTTAGACAGGGTGACGATGGCGGCAGTCAGACCGGCAACGACAGCAATCACGGCTGTGATCGGGTTGGCCAACAATACCTTGTTCCACAACATCTGCGCTGCTGTGGTCAGTTTTATTTCGCGTGTCAACGCCATCTGGACAATTTCCATAGTCTTGAGAGCAGATGTCTTGAGACCCACAAGGACGAGATGCGCCTTCTCGCGCAGAATCATGATGTTGAGCCATGCCATCTGCGCCTTGTCTGCTATCAACTTTGCCTTAGATACTGCAGTATAGGTGACGATGGCAGCTGTCAGCACAATTAATATGCGCCAATAATCTTTGACGAAGTCAACGAGTGTTGAGAGTGCTCGGACACCTAGACTGGCTGCAGATATGCAATATCGTGCTGCAGGATAGAGTTTCTGGCCCAGTTCGATGGAGAGGTCCAGGAACTTCTTGCTCGCTTTGTCAAGTTGAGCCTGTACATTCTCGTTCTGTGTTTTAAACTCATTGAGGACGGATGTGCCTTCGGAATAGGCTTCGTTTGCCAGGTTCTGGGCAGTCTTGATGTCATCGAGTTTATCTGCGAGGACGGTTAGTACACCAGTAGCCCTGGATCCATCCATCTTCATTTCCTCGAACATTGGTGCAAGGTCGGCAAAACCGCCTTTGGCTCTCATGGCTGCCAGAAATTGGAGGAGTGCGCCATTGGCGTCCTCCTTTAACGTCTTTGCGAATTCCTTGACATTGAGACCTGCAATCTGAGCAAACTTAGCCGAGTCCTGGAACATCTTAGCGAGGAGGTTCTGAACTGCGGTTGCAGCAGTTTCGTCTTGCTGCATGTTCTGGTCGAGAACTGATGCGAGACCCATAATCTGAGCCTGTGTAAAGCCTGCCTGCTTGCCGACACCTGCCACACGGGCGGTGAAGTCAACGAGATATCCTGCCGAGGCAGAGGAATTCTGAGCCAGTTCATTTACTGCAGAACCTGTCGCCAACATGGCACCTCGCAGACCTTTGGTCTTGTCTTCGCCGAACATCTGGGCGAGTTTACCGATTTGAGAGACTGCTTTATCTCCGAGGTCATCACCGAGTGCAACATTGATTTTATCAGCTCCATCTACGAACTCCTCAACTGCTGCAGTCGATGTGATGCCTAGTCTGCCGGCATCCTCTGCCAGTTGGTTTAGTTTCTGGCGAGGTGTGCGGGTATCCATCTTCTTGAAATCTTCGTTCATGCGCTCGACTTCATCGGCTGCCTGACCGGTATATTTGCGGACGTTGGTCATCTCATCATCCATCTTTGCATATTCCTCTACGCATTTCTTGACGGTGAAGGTGATGCCGGAGATGGCAGCGACGGCTCCCAGGGCGATGCCCTGCATGCGGTTGAACCAGTCCGCAGAGCGCTTGATCCAGGACTCCTGAGCAACGCCCTCGGCTCTGACTGCCTGCAGTTCTGCCTTCAGCTGCTTCGCCTTCAGCTCCATCTGTTTGAACTGCTCGGTACCACGCTGCATGCCCTGCATCTGCTGATTGAGCGCCTTGATGGAGTATTCGAGGTCACGGATGGATGAGGTCTTGAGGTTGGCCATGGTGTTGTTGACGAGCTGCATCTGTCTCTTGGTCTCCTTGATGTCCACGTTGGTGCTGTCAATCTCCTTGTCATACTGCTGCATGAGGGTGACCACCTTCTGCTCGCTCTGACGGATGCGCTCCAGTTCTGCCTCTACCAGCTTCAGTTGCGAAGCTCTGGAGGCGTACATGGTCGATGTAGGGTCGTAATCAGCCATCTGGCTGCGAAGCTTGGAAGCTGTGAAGTTGAGGTCATTGAGTGACGCATGCTTTAGGTTTGACACCGTTGCTGTCATACGTCTCGCTTCTTCATCAGCCTTGCGTGTTGCGCCCTTCAGGGCAAGCATCTGCTCCTTGACCTTTGAGAGTTGTGCATCCAGCTTGGCGAAGTCTGAAGGATCAGACGCTGCCTTCATCTGCCCCTTCAGATGTCTAGCTGCCTTCTCCAGCTGTCCGAGGCTTGCACTTGACAGGTTGTCGAGTGTCTCCTTGACGCTCATGGTTGAGTTCTTGAATTGCTTCATCTCTCGCTCTGCGGCCTTCAGATCCTTGGCGAGGGATGCGCCTAAACGGGAATCGCCCGCCGAGAAGGCATCTTGTTTTGCCTTCTTCAGACGAGCGACTCTGTCCTCCAACTCTTTGAGTCGGTTCTTTGCCTCCTCAGAGTTGAGCTTGATGACTGTTGTATATACCTCTTGTCTTGCCATTTATCGGGTGACTTGTATATAGCTGTTATATAATATGTTGGAATGTGGATTGAAGTTGACGACCTTGACATCATAGCCTTTGGTGCCCCACCGCCACCAGAGGAATCTGTGCTTGTACTGCCTATAGACGATGGTCTGGAGGCTGTCTCTCGCCTTGTATGTCAAGATGGAGTCTGCCGTGTTGAGACGGAAACTGAGCCATCGGTCGCAATAAGTATAGACAGAATCGCTGCGGTCAGTCTTGACCGTATCAGCAGAACTCAGACTTGTGCGCTGGTCTGCCATGACCTGGCCAAGACGTATGTCCAGGTCATGGAGCAACTGGCGGTCGTAGGCTTGAAGCTTGTACTCCTCTTCCTTCATCTGCAGCACCTGCTGCGTGATGACAGTGACTGAGTCTCGGATGGTGTCTCGCTCGGCTGGAGCATACTGAAGTTTCAGCCCATTGAGCTGTTCTCTCAGTTCCTGCTCCGCTCGCTGCCGTCGATGGTCAGAAATCCAGACGCAGGCGATGATGACCAATATCACCGATATGGTCATGATGATAGACTTGAGATGTTTCTGCATATCCCATTGATTTAAATGTCAGCATACTCAGGAATGGCGTCGAAGCAAGGACACTCCTTGATGCGCTCCCACGGATCGACCACTCCATTGTGGTTCTTGTCAGGCGAGATGTCACGATGTCCCATGATCTTGGCATCAGGATAGCGCTTTCTCAGCTCCACAAGCAACTCACGCAACGCCTGTTTCTGAGCCTCCGTGCGGTTGTCAATAGGCTTGCCTGTGCGTGAAATGCCGCCCATGTATGCCACGTTGATGGAATCGAAATTGTGTCCCGCGACTCCGTTGGATGGAAGATCTTCTGTCATGAGCTGCGTGCATTTGCCGTCTGCGGTCACGACCCAGTGATATCCAGGATAGTGCCAGCCCTTGTTGGTGAACTCCTTGAGCAAGGCATCGACAGACCATGACTGTCGGCTTGCTGTACAATGAATAAAAATTTTCTTAATCTTGCGTGTCATTTTTGTTGTTGAAATATTTATTGATTATGTCTTTTACTCTGGTGTCAAATGTCAGTGCGAAACCAAAGACGGTTGCCACGTAAACCAGACTCTGCCCAAAGTACCACAAGACGTTTGATGTAACGTCGTGGGACAAAAAAAAGCTGATGTACACGAGCACAATGCCAGCAAGCAGAACTATGCCAGCAGAGCTGTAGTGTATCCAATCCTTGGTATTTCTCTGCATATCTGTTATACCTTTTTTAAACTGGCACAAAGGTACATATAATATAAGGTATATAAAAATACGGCAGGAAGGACTATTCCCCCCCTGCCGTATCTGATAACTATGAGATATCCCGGTCGAGTAACTCTCTGGCCATCTGCTTAGCCTGTTCTCGCCACTCCTGGAATACCTGGTACTCTGTCTCATGCTCTTGGTTGCCATCTCCATGGTTGCATAGGATGGCTTCGACATCGCCCTGACTGTACTTAGTACGAACCAGACCATTCACGAACTCGCGATAACTTGCCGACTCTGCCTCAATCTTGGTGGAGCCGTCGATCTCACTGCCCTCGTAGCTGTAAGCTGTTACTGCCTGACTATCGCCATCAGACTCCGACATATTGGTGTCTGGGTGATAGTTTTCAACTCTCTGTTCACTCAGGAACAGGAGAAAATGATCACTGTCATATCTCAAGTATGACATGCGACAAAGATAAAATTTCTTGTGCATCTATATAAACTTATAAAATTTCTTGCCAAACTTGTTGGTGAGTTCTGCTGCAACGGTGTAGAAGCCTTTATCCAACAGCTCCCACTCCTTGCGTGCCTGGTCAACCAAAATGTCAGATCCAGTAAAGAGCCACCACGACTCTGGCTGCCACACCGGTTCCTCGATTTCATCGCCCTGTTCATCGAACAGTCCCGTCTTCTTGACATGATCAATGAAACGGAAGCGGATGGCGAGGCGGTCCTTGGGCACCTTCTTGGTGACCATGTGCTTGACGCCCTGGTCGTCAACCTCTTCAACCTGCTCCATCTTGAAATCAACCCTCGACTTATCAATCTTGTAATCCTCTATGAGGATGAGGAACTTGTCATAGTCCTCAATATTGTGGCACAGGATGTCGCCTGGATGCTTCTTCTGTGCCATGCTCATGCCCTCGAAGGGAACCTCGCCCTTGCGGGCTTTCACAATCTGACCATACTTTTTCATACCGATTTTATTTAATAAGTTTTTTGTGTCTGCGTGTTTGGCAAGGCCTAGCCTGGAGGCAGCCTTGTGCCGGATCTGTTCATCGTTAAGTCCACGTTTGCGCAATCTTGCGACTTGGGCACAGAGTGCCTGCTTGGTGCGCTTGCGCAAAAGGGCATGGTCGGCAAAGATCTTCTGTCCACAGAAGTCTATGCCGTCACATGTACGATGAATATTCCAACTTTTATTGATGCTCAGCTTCCAGTCTCTTGCCAAGAGCATGACTGCAAGCTCCGCCATGAGGCGTAAAAAGACCTTATCTTCATGCATGATGAAGATATTGTCCATGAATCTATAATAATGTTTGAGCCCATCGCGGCAGAAACGGTCGAAGCGCTCATTGAGGGATTTTACCCCCCCATATTTAATACTCTTGCCTGCTGCTCCGAGCGGCATGTGAGGAGCATGTCCGTGACGTAGCGAGCCTGCCAATAGCCGTGTTTTTCGGGGTCTTGGAGTATATCAAAACTCCGCATGGCGAGATAGTCAAACCTCGCCAGAAACAGTTGTCCTAAAAGTTGTGTGAGCTTGACACCCAGCACTATGCCGTTGGCATAGCTGTCAACGACTTCGTCGATGAAAGCAAGCAACTTGCGGTCCTTGATATACAACCTGTACTCTCTCTTGAGCAAATTGTGCTCAACATTCTGGAAATAATGGTGTATATCCATGGGCAAGCAATAGAATGTGTCTTGCTGTGGCGAAGTAAAGATGTCCTGCTTGATAATCTTGTAGAAGAAATGCGTGCCACGCCCCTTGGTACCAGCTGGGCTGTTGAAAGGAATCTTGGCTCTCAACTTATCTTCACTGGTGTGCATGGCTGCATGCTGAATGACATGATCGCCAACAGGCAACTTATTGACTATGCGATGCTTGGGTTTTTCAACCGGCTTGGCCTCATAGTCTGATGTATGCCAAGTCTGATGGGTATAGGCATTTAGCAGGGCTTGAAGATTTGCCTCAAACTCTGCCTCAAATGCTTGAACAGAGAGACGGGACTTCTTGTGTCGGGAAAAATCAAAAAATGCTTCACGAAAATTTTGCAAAGTCTCCACCTCCTGTGAAATGTTGCCTAACCTCTTCACTTGCTTTTTAAAATTTTATGTAAATATAAAAAAAGGTCGGTGTCTGTATAAATGTCGGTGTCTGTGTCTGTTGTCTGCTTTTCTAATGTCCTAACTTTCGACCGGATGACCCATTGTCATCATCTACTAGCTATTCTGCTAAAGTGTATGTTTTGCCATGAGGCAAGGCCTGACTCCCGAAATCTCTGCAGCTAAGCAAACTAACCTGCAGTATCTTGTTAAGTTGAGGGCCGCACCGTAGTTCACATTGGAATCCGAGACAGCATTGTTCACGTTGAGCGTCGAAAGACCGCATTGACCACCATTGTTAGCGTTGCCACCGCGCAAACACAAGCGAAAACCGGCGCAGGAATCACAGCCTGGTTTGAAAACCGCCTGCAAAGGTACTGAAAAAAATCGGAATGAAAGAATGTCAAAGAGCGAAATTTCAAAAAAAATCGACCGCCCAAGGGCGGTAGGGTTTGCTCGCTACGCTCGCAGGGTGCTCAGGATTGCCCTTGGCTCCGCTTGGGAACCTTGGTCAATCCTGCACACTCCTGCTCACGCCAGCACACCTCTGAACACTTTAGGCCGCCTCGTAATACACTGGTTCCAATGACCACTCGGATGCTGCTTCGCAGAGGGCCGCACCGAAGTTCACATTGGAATCCGAGACAGCATTGACCACGCCGAGCGTCGAAAGACCGCAAGGACCACCATAGTTAGCGCTGCCACCGCGCAAACACAAGCGAAAACCGGAAGTAGCGTTTGACGTATTCCAGAAATAGCTAGTCGAATAGGTTGACTCTGTAGCACCAATCTGCGTACAGAAGTTCTCCAGATGTTCCATCGACAAGGTCTTGATATATCCTTCACTACCGCCAGGTGACTTGCTCAACGCCTTCATGCCGGTAGCATTGCCGATAGTCCAGGAGCCGTAAATAGACGGAGCGACCAGGTGGGTCATGGTCTTGTCACTATTCACCTGGCAGAACTCATCATCCATCATTCGCCAGAGATTGCCGAAGCCGTTCTTGTAACCGAAGAAACATGGAATCTTGGCATTATAGACCGTTGTGCCTGCGTCATTCTTAACTGCATAGGTCGCTTCTCCACATGAATCACCAAGCTCTATGCCTGCACTCATTGGTGCAACTGGTCGCCAACCATTGTAGGTATCCCAGTTCGGCATCTGCGTCAAGCCTGCTCCGAGTCCACCTTGGAAGAGGCCGTTGGCATCCTTGTTGGCATTGACTGCATCCTGATCATAATGAGTGCCGAAGATGACACTGAACAGAATTGCGACAATGGAAGTATGTCGCATGGTTGTGCAAAGCCAACCCTTGCCGTTCTTACGCGCTGCAGCTCTGAACTGCTCTGTAGTCATAGCGGTAGCAGGTCTGCCCAGCAACGTATTGTTCTTGCCATCATAGGTAGCGTTGTTGTCGCCACCACGGTAGTTAGCAGCATCGTTGATGTAACTAACCAGGCGTCCGGTACTACGCTCAATAGTAGCGAAGCCTGCTGCTGAAAGACTGCCGATTGGTATCTCGAGATTGTATTCACCTGGTATTGGCTTGATGCCAATCTGCTCATAGTGCAATCCGCCAATATCCTTGATGACAACGTAGAATTTACGTCCCCAGCCCCACTGATAGTGACCTTCTGTACCATCCAGCCTTGCCGGTTCACCAGTAGCATACTTGTGGTGATCCTTGCTGTCGAGCTTTCTGCGGCTGTGGTCATTCTTGACCAAGTATGCGCCAAGTCCGAGGACGTATGGCAACTCCTTCAGCAATTCAAGTGAGCCAATGTATGACGCCGCTTTAGGCGTTGCGTTGGCTGTATTCCAAACTCTTCCGCACCAGGCATGCTGACCGACTGCAAGGTCAGCCTTAAGCGCATCCATTCCGATGGTAGTGACATTACCATTATTATCTGTCAGCAGAACGCTCTGGTTGCTGTTGACGGTTGTGACTTTCGCCACGGAATTGAATTTCTTACCTTCCATTTAACTATTCTAATTTTGTTTATTCTCTACTACACTATATACCCAAATTGTGTGACCATTCTGACTCGTGCCGATTAGTTCACACCAGCCATAAACTCCTATGGTAGCCTCTCTATTCAAGAAGAAACTGCTGCCTGCCGCCATGAATGCGTCCATTTCCTGCTCGCCCTTAAGTGTCGCTAGCGGTGTACTGCGCGTTATGATAGGATTGAAGACCACAATGCGCATGAATTCTCCATCGCTTAGGTGCGGTAGGACATAGGTACCACCACCTCTGATAAAAGAGCCATTGATGACACTAGTACCATCAGTAACCGTATTTTCGTTGTATCTCAGTCTTCCTACAGAGATATCACCCGAGACGCTAATATTCTGGAATATTCCTCCATTGCAGATAACTTTGCCGTCCTTTGCTAAGAACATGATTTTGTCATTTTCATCCTTCATCTCGATGACCTTGACTCCCAGGTTGTCAACAAGCTGATATTGAGTCAAGATGATTTTGGCAATTACCATTTCTATCGGGCTGCCAAGTCTCCAATAATGGTTGTTCTTGTCCTCATCGCTGCCTGGGAAGTTGTTCGCATTCTTGATATGACTCTTGATGCAGCTGTAGAAGCCAGAGTTGTAGATAACGACATCTTTCCACTCCTCACCGGATGCACCGCACTGGAAGTCATAACCAATACCGCAATTATCCCAAGATTGCGGTCCACGCAGTGTTGCACCGGTTTCGCCTCTCTTGCCATCCTCGCCATCGGCTATTGTCTTGACAGGTATCGTATACTCGTATGTAACATCCTCGACTTTGACTGCTAAAGCTAAATTGGTATTGACATCAATATTCGCTCCTATCACTACAATAACTCTCTTTCCTCTGTCGTTGTTAATCACACTAGCCTTAACAGAGCTGGCGTAATTAGATGGAACACTCACTTTGACAGAACTAGCTAATTCAACTCCTGCTTTGTAAGCTCTCACGTCAACAGCATACGTGCCGGCGAATGGACTTTTTTTATGTACGATAGCTGGCATTGAAATCTGTATGTTGATAGCATCCTTGCCAGCGGCTCCATCAGCACCATCCTTGCCATTTTCTCCAGGTTTGCCCTGCGGACCTTGTCCACCAGTACAGCATATAGGAGTAGTCTCAGTAGAGGTTCCATCTGTGAAGTAGATGATGGACTTTGTCCAGATGAATCTGCCGCTCACCCACGCTGGAGACTTACCCTTAGCCCATGCACCTCCGGTGATGGCCGTAGAAGATGTGGAAGAGTAGTAGCACTCCTCGATGCGGTCGATGCTTCTGGCTACAGACAGGCACATAGGCGTGGACACCTTCTCATTGCCATCGGTGTAGTAGATGTGCGTTCGGCTCCAAATGTAGTAGTCCTTGCGCCACTTTGGTGCTGTTGTCTGCCAGCCCTCTATCGGTGCAGTTGTCTGACTTGTTGACTCGGCATATTCCAAGTCAGTGTTGGATATGCCGACACCGACTCGGAGAAACTTAATCAGTCTTGTGATAACACTCATAGGCTATTTAACGGATTGAATTGTTAATGCAACGTTGCCGTATCCTGCGTGTATGCAGTCTGCTCTCGTCACAGCGAACGAACTCAACTGAACAGTTGGCTTGCGTGACGCTTCAGTATTGAGGACAACACCTGACCCTGACTTCAGAGTGAAATAGAACTTCGTATCTACCGTCTCCGACTTGCCTCTGACAACCAACCTCGGTGTATAGGTCACAGTACCATTGCCTGCCTCGTCCTCACTGATAGACTCATCGGCAGGTGTCGGGTTCGGCTCAATATCGAACGGATCCGACGCATCGATGACTGTAACAAAGTCGAATCCAAGAAGATGGTCCTTGTCCATGGCCTTGTCATTGTAAACCTCAACCATGAACTCACGCGTGCAATCGACCTCAGAAGCCTCAACTGTAATGGTCTTACCGCTTGCTCCTGTAATCTGCTCCCAGCCAGTGATACTGTTGGTTGCACGGTACCATTTGTAGTAGAGGACAGTCTTAATGGTATCATTGCCCTGCGTTGCCTTAGCCTCGAGCTGACAGCTGTCATCCTTGCTGTTGAGTATAAAGTTGTGCGTATCATTCTCTGGAGCCTTGATGGTCACTCGATAGGCTACGCCAGTATAGGGACCAACCGGTATCTCATAGACAGCCTGTACACTATCGGTAATCTCCTGCTGATTGGATCTCTCTGATACCTTGCCGATCATCTTGATGTTGATGGCAGTATAATTGGATGCCTTTACCAGGTTGTTGCATATTTTCAGCCCCCAGTAGAACTGCGATGCACTTGGTCTGATAATCTCGAAGAGACCATCGAAGAGGCCGGTTGATTTGCCTGCGCTGTTGAACGGTATCTCAGTCTCGTTGAAGAAGAACTGCATGGAAACAGGTGTCGTGACACCATCTGCAGCTCTTGATGAGATAACTACGAAGTAGAGCTTAGGCTGTGACTGCGAGAAGTCGGGATAGACGGTAACGACGTCGCCGTTCTTCTGGTACTCCTGGTAGAGATCCCCATCAGGAGACTGGATAGACGGTGTGAAAGTGCCCATCTTCTGCAGGAACGTGATGTTGACTGATTTGCTAGCACTACTCATCCCTTGCCTCCTCTCTCATGATGAATCTGCTGTCTATAGCAACAGGCAGCTTGTTGCACACTTCGCCGTCCTGCTCCTTACGGGCTGTCTGGCCATCCATGGCGATAGCGCCAATCTTGGACAGCGTTTCCTGAAACACGATAGAATCCACAAGCGGCAGGATGTCCTGGCACCAGAGAATGAAGTTGCCGTCTGGAAGTTCTGTTCTGTCCTCAGTCAGCTGGAGGAACTCCACGACCTTGCGGTTTGCCTTGATGTATCTTTCCATATTTAATATTTAAATGTTTTTAGTGAAAAATAAACGGATTGCCGTCTGCATCCACGAACACCTTGCCGTCTGCATCCATGGCCAGAGCCAAAGGAGCCAGGTCTTTGACTTCCAAGGCAAGGATGGATCCCCTGTTCGGATCCAGCAGTTCTGTAGAAACACTCGGTGTCATGCCATGGCCTACGAGTACAGCATTCTCGAAGTGCACCGAATTATTCGGTGCCATCCACCATAACACCTGCAGTTCTCTTGTAGGGTCTGCAATATCGCCTATATTGTCGAAGATGGTAGCCTTGGCCTTGACCTGCTTGGTATCTGGCAGCACCTCGTCTACGATGTCAATCATGTCGTAATCGTAGAACGGAATTCTCCTGACGATGTTGACTATCTTGAATGGGGTTGCATCGTTGAGCTCTACGCTTGCAGGATTGCCTGCAGCAGAGTATCTGGCTCTGCATCTGATGCAGATGCGCTTGCCCATGAGAGAACGGTCCAGCGTAACGGATGCACCATCATCGGATATCTTGATCTCCAGGTCATCTGCAGTAACTGCGGAGAACTGTCCACGACTCCGGAGAAGTTCCCAGACGAACTGGCGCTTGTTCTTGGCGCACTCCTCTGATCCGAGGCGCAGGGATGCATTGATGACCTGCGCCTCGGTATCACGGAGCGGATTATAAAAGCGGTCACCGCTTGACAGCAGCAGCGTCGGCTTGTAGATGGTCGCATTCTTGCAGTTGATGGAGTAGTCCATCGTAATATTGCGCACCTCGTTGGTTCGGGTGTCCAGATACTTCGCCTTGAAGCGGAGCAGTATCGGCTTCTGCGGTGCTGCGTTGATATACCAAAGCAGTTTGCCGGCATCATTGCCTGACGATGTGATGACATGCTTCTTGGGTGTCGTTACCAGCGCATTGCCCTCCACTCCGTTTTCCACTTTGTACCAGGCGATGTCTGTCAGCTCGCTGTTGACACGTCCACTCGGGAGTATGCCATCTCGGTCAATGATGCTGATGACCGGCAGTAAGGCGCATGGCGTCAGCCTGTAATCAGGAGAATACTCATCCTGATCAGCATCATAGGCCTGTTCGAGCGGAACGCTGCCTGACACGGACTTGGAGTAATGTACCTGCAGAGGCGTGTACTTGATGTCTAATCTTTTGTATTTCATTGTTTATATGTTTTTAAACACATTCCAGTGTGATGGAATCTTGGGCGACCTCATCGCCCAGACCATCACGAAGAGTAACAGTTGCCGTGAACCTGATCTTAGCCGGAACTCCCTCACTATCGACGGAGAGGTCAGACTGTGTCAGGACGATTGCCTTGCCCGCCTTGGAGCCGACTTCGAGTGCCCAAATGTTGTCGCTGGTTACTCTCTGTTCACCGGCCTTGTTCTCGGTGTATCTGGTCCAGGCTACGTCGCTGTCGAGGATATCTGAGGTAATATCCTGGCCGTAGAGCGTAGCAACGACAGTCAGCGGAGCCCGGAAGTTGTCGAAGTCATAGATCGTCTCGTCTTCGAGAAAGTCAATGGTGAAGGCAGGATTGCCCTCTATCATCGCCCAGTCGGTATTGTTCCACCGTGGTGCGGTATGGGTACCGGTTTTCTGGCATCGCCACTTGCACCCTGTGTACCAAACATCTGATGTCTCGAATTTGCCGGTATCTGGATTGAGGGCTGAGCAGAAATAGTCTGCCTTGCCTGACCACTGTCCCCGGTCTACATAATCGACAATCGGCTTGCCATGATAGTCAATCTGTATGATATCCTGGGTGATGATGCCGGCTGCATAGAGATAATCCCTGCCCTTGACGATAGGAAGGTCGAGCGACTTGACGAACTCAGGCATGTCGCCGAAGACCATGCCGTAGTTGTAATCATCCAGTATCGGCTTCGTGACGCCCGTCAGCTTGACGATGCGTCCCTCGGAACTGGAGATGTAGAAGCAGCTCTGCAGCGACTCTTCGGTCTGGTTGCCATAACGGGCGATGTTCATGAGCTCGCATGGAGGGAAGTTCTTGCCTGCCGGAACATCGGCATCAGGATAGAGGGTGACCTCGATGTAATTCTTAACCGCGTTGACGCTGTTGACTCTCATCCATGAGGTGTAGTAATCAGCCGAGGTGCCAGAATTGGCTGCCGAGGCGATGTTGTTAACCACTCCCTTGATGACGTTGCCCACATGCTGAGCCGTGAAGTATCCACTATACTTGGAGCGTAGGTGCAGGCCATAGCAGTCATCACCCAGGTTGTCAACGCTCTCGATGGTGTCGCTCTCCGTGAAGAAGGTGTCACCCTCCTGCGCTGACAGGCGGTTGACAATCAGTTCCATGACCCGCATGTATGTGCGGACGGTGATGCTCTCAACCTCTGCATTGCCATTGGCATCGACCTGCGCGCCCTTGCCGTTGTACAGCCCGGAGACGAAGTCACCGAACTGTGCACCCGCCTTGAGCTGCGCCATCTGCTCGGAGATGAGTCCACGCAGGAAGGTAATCATGCCCTCAGCAGCATCATCATGCTGCCTGCTCAGATACTTGTCTGAGGTCTCATCAGCACAGAAGTGCAGCAGCGAGAGGAAGGCATTGCCTATGCGGTTTGCCGTGTTGGCCTGCAGGCGTCGCTCGTCTCTGATGCCCTCGAAGAGGGTCTGAAGGTTGCTCTTGTCTAATTTGTCTGCCATTTATTTTTTTGTCTGCAAAGATAATATGCCGATGGAACCGATAAAAATACGCTCCCTAGAGGTTTCGTGCGGCTCCTATGCCTGTAAACATTTCCGTGATGGCTGATGCCATCAAGCCCTGATAGCGCTCTCCGTAGAATTCCGCTTCATGCTCATTGAGCTTCATGACTGACGAGTAGTACTTTCGGCTGAACCAGTCGCGAGGTCCCTTCGGTTCACCACCGGCAACTCTGCCGCCCCATGCAGGGCCCACCTTTTTGGGCTTGTCAAGTCCCTGCTCCTCTCGGTATTCCTCGCCGAGGAAGTTGAGATCTCCACCGTTGATGCGTCGGATTTTTGCTCCCTGACTCCAGCGGTACCACTCATGAGCCGGTCCAACGCCTGCTGCAACATAGATGCCGTACATGAGGAAATTGTGCTCAATGGTCGTTGTCGAGCCCTGCTCGATATGCGCCTTGATGCTGCGGTATAATGCTCCGGTATCGATGGTACGCAGCCGCTCCATGCGCTCTCGCCAGAACTCGCCCATGGAATCAGCCCAACCATGCTCGTACTTGAGCAGGTCGTCTATGGTTGACTGGTCTGCCATAGGCTCTCGTCATACTGTATGTCGATAGGTTCGTCAGACGTAATCATAAAGTAGAGTCCTGTGACGCCATTCATGGACCATCTGCCCAGCTCGCTCGAATAGACCTGCGTGAGGTCCAGGAACTCCATCTGTCCGTCGTATGCCTCACGGCTCTTGTCGTGGAGCATACGGCTGAGGAACTGGCGGAAGATATATCTGCAGATATTCATTTTCGCCTCTCGGTCTGCCATGTCATCGCGTCGGTACCCTGCCAGGATCCAGACGGTATAGACGTTGCGGTCAAAGAAGCCCTCTCCGATGGAATGGGTGTTGCTGTCAACGGTATCTGAGACCATAACAAAGTTGGATGCCTTGCGGAACTGCTGCATGACTCCTTGAATTGAATCAGGGCCCGAACACTCTGTTGCGACGAAATTATAATCCCTGCAGGTTCTGCATTCGGCAGCCAGCTGCTTGAAATAGGCGATGGAATCGAAGATTTTCTCTGTCATGTGCTGTAAATTTAACTATTTTGCCTGTTGCGTTTCTTGAACTCCTCTGCCTCCCGAGCCTTGTTGTCCAGCTCTGTGAGGGCAGCCCAGCAGTCTGTATTATAGACTGCCTGCAGTTTGGTCACGTCACCATCGGTAAGTGCCCTGATCTGCGCCTGCATTGCTGGCAGGATGTCCTCACGCCGCAGCTCGCCGCCCTCTCTGGCTGGTCTGAAGAAGTGAGGGAAGTTGGCGGCAAAATACTCCTTGACACTCGAGAACCACATGAAGACTCCGAGGAGTTCGTAAGGTTCAAATTTAGCGGTTTCACTGGCAGAACCGCCTGCTGTTCTGTACATGAGTTGCGCCATCTTCAGCAGGAATCTGTCCTCCTGCTTGAGCATGAAAAGCTGGTAGTTCTTCTCGATATTGAGGTAATCGTAGAAGCTGATTTCGTGAAGCAGGCTGTTTACTGCCTTCAGCTGAACGTCACTTGCGACCTGTAGAGGCCGAAAGTCCGTAAAGGAGTCGATGAAATCGAAGTTTTTGAGCAGAGAGAGGATTTCAGCAGCGCTGATGTATAGGACTCTCTTGCGCACTTTTCCAGTCTTAGCATCGCCATTTTCACCGCTTTCACCGCATTTAACGCTGCATTTCCACCCGGTTCGGGTGTACTTATGTACGGTAAGTCCGCAGAACCTTGCGAGAAGGTAGCATTTGATAACGGTATGATCCTGGAACGTCGACATGACGCTGAGGACATAGCGCAACTGATCCTCTGAAAGTTCCGCCCACGATGACGGCGCTTTGAAGTTGAACTTTTGTGTACCATCTTTATGCGTTGAAAACGAAGGCAGGTTTTGATTTTTCATTTTTGAACTCTTTGAAATTGTTAGCCTTATATGCCGATGAATTCGCATATAATGGGAATTCATCGAGATGTGCATCGAAGTATCTGAGCAGTCTCGCACGCTCGTTGGAGTATGCCGACAGCATGTCGTTGGCCAACATGATCAGGCAGCGGCTCAGCATGAGGCGCACGCTTCCTTCAAACTCATTGCCCTCTCTTACCCCTCTGACCAGACACATGATGTCATCCATCTGCTCGTCGGACACCAGCTTGCGCAGGGTGGCGTCAGCCTCCTGCATGGCTGCCAGCTTGGACATCCAGTCCTTGGAAGTCATGCTGGTCTGTCTCGTGAGATAACAATAACCCTCTATGCTCCACAAAACCGTCTGGATGCCCTGCTTTGCCTGCAGGGTGCTCCCCCAGCCTGGTACATCGGTGAGATGAGCCATGACTGTGTCCTGAGCCACGATGAGGGCTATGCGGCATTGCTCGATGAGTGCCTCTACTCTGGCGGCACTGGCTGGAGTGACCTCGTTGTTTGCCACAACGCCAAAGCCTGTAGGCGTAAGCACGAGGTCGAGGTGTCTGACTACGCCGAGGAAGGCATCGAGGCACACCGCCTTGATGACTGCTTCACGCAGGTCGTCGCTGGTCTCCAGCGCCTCCTCGCCTACCTCGCCCAGTATCTGCCGGCTGAGCCGCAGATAGGACTCCTCAAAATGCTTTTCCACCGACTCGAACACCTCAGAGTGAGAGCTGGTGGCTGCAAGGATGCTCTGCTCGAAGTCATCCTTGCTGATCTGAATCTTCATTTTTGCCATGGTTTGAAACGATTGATGTCTGTTGGTCTTTATTCTTGTCGAGTGTCGTGAGCTCTATCATCGGCACGTCTACGGTCACTCCTCGGTCGGCATAGCCATTGTAGTGGGAGATGACGTGGTAAGGCTTGCACATGATGTCGTGGCAAGCCTTCTCGAGCGACTGCTTGAGGATGAAGAGCTCGCGCTTGTCAGAACCCGAGTTGTTCATCTGGCTCTTGCCTGGTGTGGCTCCGATGAGGTTTGGATGTACGCCCAGCGAGAAGCAGAGGGCATTGGATGCCTCGCTCATGTCGTCTGCCCAGTCGCCACCCTCCTTCTTGCTGCCCTCTGAGAGGTTGATGATGCGCACCATGCGCTGCTCCTTGCCGTTTGGGTCGAAGTAGTAGCCCGTAATGAGTGCCTTGCCGGCATTCTCCGGTCCGCACACGAAGTTGATGATGTTGTCCTTCTCCTGCAGGATGCGCTCCTTGCGCTTATCCGGGTCGATGATGTCCTCGTTGTTGCAGAGCTCTTCCCAGTAGTCGCGGTGCACCTCTATCTGGATGCGAGGAGCGGACGTGTTCTTGATCATGTAGCGCTTGCCGATACCGATGAGACGGTAGATGTCGTACCAGGCATCGTCGAAGATGCTGGCATAGTATGGTATCGGATAGTACTGCAGTCCGGGTGTCGGAATGCGTGAAATGATGGCAAACTTGCAGTCCTTGCCCATCTCAGGAGCCTTGCCCCTGATGCCGGTATATGGATCCGGAGCCTTGCCCATGCGCGCCATGAGGTCGCCCAGCGGGTCGTAGAGGTCGAGGAGCGGGATGACTTCGGTGTGGACAGGCGACATGACGTTGCGGAAGTCGCCGAAGAAGACATGCTCTATGCGTCCCTTCTCATTTGGTACCTCCAGGCGGCAGTAGGAAACGTCCTTGTGGCGGATGTTGACTATCTTGGAGTGGTCACGGCTCAGGATGATGACCTCTACCGACCAGAAGAAGAACTTCATATCTGTAGCCTGCTGCATGAAGACCTCATGGATGGAGTTCTTCAGGCAGAAGTCGCGAATCTCTGCGTCGGTGGTGTCCTGCTTGGTCTCCCTGTCCATGAAGCGCACGCCCTGCCCGTAGCAGCACTGGACGTTGAAAGCCATGGCTCGCTGCGCCACCATGTTGCGGCGCAGCAACTGCTGCAGGGTGTATGGCATGTCGTTGTCATCGCCATAGTTCACATACTCGAAGAGCTTGCCGTCTGAAGTCTCCAGGATGCCTGTTGTGGCGTCGCCCACCTCTCCGGAACCCAGGAAACTGGTATCCTTCCCATACTGCTGCTCGATGGTGGTGGAGTCTGTTACCCTGCTTACGCCCTCTGCCACGAGAGCGTAGCGACTGTAGGAACCGCTGGTTCCTACTTGCTGAAGCTGATATTTTTTCTGTTTCATGTCATAAATATACTGGTAAGCCCAGGAACTGGTGAATGTAGATGTCCGGAACGGTGCGAACCTCGGCATTTGCCGGATTGACGAGGCGGTGGAAACCGCCTCGCCAACTGCTGCCCCTGACCAGCCATCCTGTATAGTCGACGGTCTCGCCGTCTGATGTCCACGCCTTCAGGTTAATGGTAGAGCGGTCTCGCTCTGCCTTGGCCAGGAGGCGCAGCACCTCTGTGAGGTGGTAAGCCGTGCGTCTCATCAGTTGAAGGTGTTGTCAAAGGTGTTGTCGAAGATACGGCCGGCTCGCTGCAGGTCAAGCACATTGTGCTGGCGCTGTGCGTAGGTGTAGCTGAAGGTGAAGCGTGGCACGCTGTCGCGCAGGTTGTCGCGCTTGGACTTGGAGTCTGAGAGGGTGACACGCTTGCCCACCTTGGCAACGCCGCCGATGAAGTTGACCAGATAGACCTCGTCTGAGCGGAAGAGATCATCTGCCCAGTTGGCCATGTCCGTGCCCAGATAGCCCGTATCTGCGTTGAAGGTGCGCTGCTCTGTGATGCGGTAGTTAACCCTGATGCCGCCCATGTAGGCTGCATCGCGGGTGTACTGCGGGTCAACCTCGTGCTTGCCCGTGCAGTAGATGAGCTCCTGGCAGCCGAACGAGTTCGTGAAGAGCAGGGTCGGTGCCACATCACACTCCTCGCTGTCTATGATGAGGGTCATGGAGCGTGAGCCTGCCTCTACCACGTAGTAGAGAAGGTCGGTGCCCTCGGTCTCGAAACGAGACGGAGAAACGTCGATGGTGGTGTAGATGTCGTTGCCGCCGGTGGCTGGTGCGGTAAACAGTTTTGTGGTTTTGTCCGCATAGTGGGCGGTGACTTCTGCTGTTTCCTTGCCCATGTAGTGGAGATATTCAAGTCGCCCCATGTAGGTGGTCTTGTGTCCATCGAGCAGGGTGAGGAAGTGGGTGGTGAGGAATGTAGAGCAGTCCACGCCCACGATGTCTACGGTAGAATAGTAGACCTGCAGGTTGGCTGTCTGCGTATCGGTGACTGTTGCCGAGTCGGTGTCTCCGGAGCTCGGAACCTGTTGCTCGGCGATGGTGATGGTGGCTGTGACTGCCAGCCTCCGACGTGCATAGGGACGGAAGATGTCGGCAAGGTCGCTCACTCTGACCTCTCCATCGGCAGGATAGAGATACTCATCGTAGATGGTATCATCACCTATCTTGATGGTGACGAGCATGCGGGTCTTGGCCGTAAGAATGTCGATGTCGGGGATGTTCTCAAGGAAGAAACTGCCCGACGGAAGTGATGTGATGGTCATATATTATCTTTTTTTGTGCAAAGATAATATGGATGGGATCAAAATAAAAATACGGCTGACTACCCTCACGGGCGGCCAGCCGTATCAAAGCTTTTCAGAACTTTGTAAAATTTTTCGTGCTGCAAAGGTACGAAAAACTATTCATAATACATGGTAGTACTTGAAATTTATATGAGTTTTTAACTTAAACCAGGCTATCCGGCTTGACAACTCTCTCCCATATAGCCCATGCCACGGTGCCGTCTGGCTGCGTGGCTACCTGGTAGTCATGCGCCTGCAGGTACTGGTTGATGGCTCCTATACTGACACCGCCCATGTCATCAAGTTCCGTGGCGATGTCCTGGGAGGTCTTGAAACTCTTCTTGTAGTCGAGACCGGTGTCTGCATCCTTCATAGGGAGGTTGCAGCGGAAATGGAAGTAAGCGTCGAGCAGATCCTGCTCAAACTGCTCGCTGTCGAAATAATCTGTATTTCTTGGCATAATATTCTTTTTTAAAAGGGTGAAACTTAAATATCGTCTCCAGGGTGCAGGCGGTTCAATGCCGTCTCATAGAGGTCAACATAGTATCCCAGACGGGAAGCCCAAAGGTCGTATTTGGTCTGAAGTCTGGTAACACGGATCTCCTCTCGCTCCAGTTCTCTGAGGTATCTGCCGACAATGCGGTGGCAGTCCAGATCATTACAGTATCTTGACTGAATCTTGGCGTACTCCACGAGCTTGTACAGCTCCTTACGCTTGATATCAAGCGTCCACCAACGTGTTTCGAGCGCAGCGCGAATGCGACGGCGGCGGAAATATAGCAAGAGAGTGTCTCTCTTGACTTTCTTCTTATTCTTTTTCATGCCTAATCGTTGTTTATGGTTTTCCACATGGCCAGAGTCATATTGAGTGGCTTAGCCTCTTTAGCTCCAAATCGAAGAGCAAAGTAGCGATGATCATACCATCGGATAACAGTCTGCTTGTGTGGAGTATCCTCGATGAATGCAACAGAACCAATAGTTTTGTTGGCTCTCAGAAATTTGAGTTCCACCTTATGGGCGTTCATACTTTTGCCAATATTCATGAAGTACTTGCACTTGCTGATGTCCTTGGTAGTCAGCTTAGCTGTGCATCTTCTGCGGTTTCTACTTTTCTTCATCATGCTACCTCCCCACCGAAAATGAAACCACCAATCATGACCATCGCCATCACAGCTGCGAAACCAACCATGGTGAGCACAACCTCTCCATAGG